GCATTATCTCACTATATTTGCGCATGTCACTTCTATGTGTTTTGCGCTGATAATGACGATTAAGACTATCCATGAAAGTCCCTGGCTCATGGATATAATAAGCGTGGCTATGAGATCGGTATCAGCCTTTTTGGCTAAGACCGGTTACTTTATTGTTTCTTATATTGTGTCCAATTATTGGGTTATGATAGTGACAATGGCCACGTTAGGGGGTTTAGTAGTGACCATAAAGTCAGTGAAAGATCGTATAGATAAGTTCCTGATTGGTTACTCTGCTGAACGAATTGACATTAAGACGTCTCCACAGCAGGAATTGTTGGATAACATCCGTAAAATGATGCTCAAAACAATTGCTGATGCGCATAGTGGTAAGAAGTTGTTGGCAGAATCAATCATACCTCAGAGTATGATGATCCCAACGTCATGGCCTCCTTATTTGGTCGCTATTGTGTTGGATGGCAATGTGGTTGGTATGGGATCTCGAGTTGATGTTCCAAGCTATCCGCATGGCGTACTGCTTACAGCCGGCCATGTGCTAAAAGACTTGAGAGGTTCTGTCAATGTTAAGTTAGTGCATGAGAAACATTCGGTCGATCTACCAAACGTAGAGCCTTCTATAATTACTAGTGGAGTTTTAGATATAGTTGGACTTGATTTGAGTCCAACTATTTGGTCTTCACTACAAGTTAAGAAGATTGCTATATCCTCTACACTGCATTATTCAGACGCGATTAAGGTTTTTGGTTTTAATTACGACGCGCAATTGACTATGTCTTTAGGCGTCGTTACTCCTGAATATGGTATGGTTATGAATCATAATGCTTCTACCATACATTCGTGGTCTGGTAGTCCGGTGGTGAATCAATATGGTAAGCTGTTGGCTATACATTATGGTAGTAAGATTACTATGGCGGAAAATGTTGCGCACGCTGTTACAGGCTTGTGGAACAGGTTTTCGCCTGAGTCCAAGAATGGTAAGAGAAATGCTTGGATTTATCAAGAAATGCTAGATGCTGCGGAGCGTAAAGCCGAGCTGCATATGGCGTCTCTTGCTGATAAGAGAAACACTAATTACGATTATGTGTTTGACAATTATGAAGTGCAAGTAGTGCCTAAAGGGCAATCTGCTCGCTTCGTCAATACAGCTGAAAAGCTTTTTGACGCAATCGAGGGACAGCCGGGTAGGCAATCAAACGGCGATTATATTCGTAGCTTGGGCAAGTACCAGAATTATGTCAAACACAAAGATAATGAGTCGACTAAGATAACCAGAGTCTCTGGTGCTCAGCGTAAAGCGTATTTTGATAACTATTTCAACTTTCGTGCGTTGGAGGTTCAAAACCAAGCTATTGGTGCTGAACCGTGGGATTTGCATCCTACCTCTGATCAGGTATTGACACCTGAGCGACAAGCCGAGATTGAGAAAGATATTGTTGAACGCACGGTAGCTGCTAGATCTCGGATTAAAGAGTATGAAGAGAAAATAACTATCTTGCGGAAGATGGCCGAAGAAGGTATAAAACATAAATGGTCTGACGAGCCGCTAGACCTCGACGACGAGGACTATGCGTTGATTGGTCAGTTGGATACTGTTATGCCGGAATCGGGTTTTCCGCCGGATTGTATATCGGGAGCTCATACAATCCAGAGAGCGCAGCTCCCATCGACGTTCGCGAAGATTCCTTCTCCCCCCGTTACTATGAAACATTTGGAACGGGTCGGTATTCCGACTACAACTTTACAGTTGACGACGTTGCCAGTGATCTTACCGTTACAGAAGAAAGTGAAAGCGAAGCCTTTGGAAAAGTCAGAGCTACTAAGTTCTGTTCTTATGCCACTGTCCTCGGTGGCTACGAGTGGTTCCGACAAGGAAACATTTGTAACCCCCTTCTCGCCGAAGTTGGAAAGTCATCAGTTGAATTCTATAGCAGAACAAGCACCTCTAAGCAAGAAGGCCTTGCGGCGCTCCAAGTATCGCTTGAGGAAGCGAGAGCGTATGCGATACCTCCAAGAGGAGCTGAAGCTGAAAGAATTAGCTTGATTGAGCACAGTGCTGCATATCGTCCAATCTCCGTTAAGGAGACGGACAATGTTCGCACAGCAATGTATGTTTTCTTGGAACCTTACCCCCGTACACAAATCCCGCGACAATTTAGGGATGACTGGTGGCGGATAAATCCAATTGAAAAACGTGATGCTAGTATTGATTGGGTTACATTGTTCTCTAATATCAATCGTACTGCTTCTCCTGGCATTCCTTACCATGTCTTGGGTTCTACAAATGGCGTCATACTCGACAATTACAGTGAGCTTATTAAGCAAATTGTTATGGAAAGATTGACGCTGTTGGCTTCTACCAGATATAACCTGCGCCGTATGACTCCTGCTGAGCTAGTTACTCAAGGATTCACAGACCCTATTAGAGTGTTTGTGAAGAATGAGATACACAAGAAGTCAAAAGTTGAGTCGGGCAAGGTTAGATTGATTAGCTCAGTTTCACTAGTTGATCAAATTATTGAGCGTTTACTTTTTGCTGACCAAAACCAAGCTGAGATACGTGATCATTTTTACATACCTAGTAAGCCTGGCTTTGGAATGCTTGAAGAGGCAAGCGTTGAACAAATTCGTCAACATATTGAACTTATGAAGGATATTGGGCCGTTGGTGAGCACTGACATGAGCACCTGGGATTTCACCATGCAAGAGTGGGAATACGCTGCAGAGTTTAAGATGAGAGCGATTTTGAATCATGCTGATTCTACAGACGATTGGACTAGCATGGCTAGACACCGGTTGTTGTGTTTAAGCAATTCTATATTCGCACTTTCTGATGGCAGATTGTATTCTCAAAGAATGCTTGGAGTGATGAAGTCAGGTAGCTATTTGACGTCGAGCACTAATTCCAGAGTGCGGGCCTTTATAGCATTTCTGCGTGGTTCTCCTTCGATTACTATGGGTGATGATTGCATTGAGGTTTGTAGAAATCCTCAGAGCTTGATTGATCACTATCATAGGTTGGGACATCATGTAAAGGAGGTTAATGAGGTTTTTGAGACTTTTGAGTTTTGTTCTCATCAATTTGGAAAGAAGACCATCGTTCCTGTCAATTGGATGAAAACCATAATAAACTTTCTGTTGAAGAAAGATTTTACTGATGCTTCCATTAGACAGTTGAACGATGAGCTTAAAGATTTGAATCGCTTTCTAGTTAGAGACGTTTTTGACAGAGCCGGTTATAGTTTCTTAGCTAAGTCTTTCT